TCCAAAGTCAAGGGCATACCACAGGCGCAACTGATAGCTGAGTACCTTATGGTGCAAAAGCGTGTTGCACAGGTAGATTCTTGGGTTATAGCGGCTGATGATAACACTGGCAGAGTGCATGGCTATGTCAATAGCAACGGTGCCGTAACTGGCAGGATGACACACTCTAAACCTAATGTGGCTCAAGTACCAGCTAGTCGCGCTCCCTATGGGGAAGCATGTAGAGCTTGCTGGACTGTGCCTAAAAATAAAGTGCTGGTTGGTTTTGACGCCAGTGGACTAGAGTTGCGTATGCTTGCGCATTACATGAACGACAAGGAGTACACTAATGAAATTCTCCACGGAGACATTCACACAGCAAATCAGCAGCTTGCAGGACTTGAATCGAGAGATCAGGCTAAAACTTTCATATATGCCTTCCTATACGGAGCAGGAGATGCAAAACTTGGAACGATTGTCGGGGGAAATGCGCGTACTGGCTCTGCGCTTAGAGCAAGATTCCTTGATGGTCTCCCAGCACTTAGGACTCTTACAGAAAGAGTGCAAAGAGACGCTGAGAAAGAAGTTCTCGAAGGACTAGACGGTAGGTTACTTCATGTCCGTAGCGCACACGCTGCCCTTAACACTTTGTTACAAGGTGCTGGTGCTATTGTTATGAAAAAAGCATTGACACTACTTGACGAATACGCTAGACTATGGAATCTTAACTATAGCTTTATAGGTAACATACATGATGAAGTCCAGTCGGAAGTCGCACCAGAGCAAGCAGACAAGTTTGGAAGACTCGCAGTCAGTTGTTTACAAGCAGCAGGAACTGCCCTTGAACTTAACTGCCCCCTTACAGGCGAGTACAAAGTGGGAAGAAGCTGGGCAGAAACACACTGAATTTAATAATAGTCGTAAAGGAGATTTTTCTGAATACTATGCAGTCACTTGGCTATGGGATAAGGGGTATGAAGTATTCAGGAATGCAGGCTGCTCTGGGCCTATAGACCTAATTGCTTACCACCAAGAAACAGAAGAAATTGTTTTAATAGACGTTAAGACATTCTTTCAGGATAAGGAGTCTGGGATTTGGAATAGGGCTTCTGATGGTAGGACGAAACTTCAGAAGGAGTTAGGAGTTGTTTTACTCTGTTTCGACCCAAGCACACGCAAACTTAGATTTATTGAACATAGAGACACAGAATGAAAACAATACACACGCTTGTTGATGACATCTATAGTCTAGTAAAGACTAAACGCCCTGAAAAGGGTGTGGACGCTGAAGCAGAGATTGAAAACTTTGGTGAGGCTGTCAAGGACTTAATGCGTAAAGAGTTTACCAACCGTGGTGGCTTTGATGCACGTAAGCTGCGTATGTCCAACGTTGGCAGAGACGATAGATACCTTTGGAACCACTACAATAACGTAGGGCCAAAGGAGCCAATGCAGCCCCATAACCTAGTCAAGTTTCTGTATGGTCACTTGATTGAGGAGATGCTGCTGCTACTGGTCAGGCTATCAGGACACACAGTTAGCCATGAGCAAGCTCAAGCTGAAGTAGAAGGCATTGTGGGTAGTATGGACTGTAAGATTGATGGAGTTCTAACTGATGTCAAGTCAACAAGCAGCTACGGGTTTAAGAAGTTCAAAGACGCAACGCTGGCTTTTGATGATCCTTTTGGTTATATAGCGCAGATTAAAGGCTACGCTAAGTCTGAGGGTGACACACAGGTAGGTTGGCTTGCAATGGACAAGCAGAATGGACACCTAACTTATCTGAAGTATGACCTAGAGGACACTCAAGCGCCTGTGTACGAGGTTCTGAAGGAAGATATTGTAGATAGGATTATACATATCAAGGAGATGGTAGAGCAGCCAGAGCCGCCTGATTTTTGTAATGAACCTGTCCCTGATGGTAAGTCAGGCAACATGAAGCTGCCTATAGGCTGCTCTTACTGTCATTTCAAACATGCTTGCTATCCAGAGCTACGTACATTCCTGTATTCCACAGGCCCACGATACTTGACAGAGGTGGCAAATGAGCCAAAAGTCCAAGAGATTACGTAGAGACAGTATCTATAGATCAGGTCTTGAAGCATCTTTTGCAGCCATAGCTCCAAAACGTAAGTTTAATTATGAACCCTTTGATGTCCCTTACACTATGCACAGGAAGTACAAACCAGACTTCGTACATAAGCGCACAGGGATACTCTTGGAACTAAAGGGCTTCTTTAGGACAGGCGATACCATGAAGTACAAGTCTATTAGGGACTGCATAGACACAGAGCTAATCTTTGTGCTTTCAGACCCTAACAAGAAGCTACGCAAGGGCGCTAAAATGACTATGGGGCAATGGTGCGACAAGGAAGGCTTTAAGCACTACACATTAAATGAATTTGATAAGTTGATGAAATATGTTGACTCACAATAAATACAACTTGACAATGGATGAGATTAGGGAGAAGATATTGGACAGGTATGACCCTGATGATCTTATTGAATTTTTAGAACTGACTAGTCAAGAAATACTTGACAGGTTCGAGGACAAGCTGATTAACCGCTTAGAAATGTTTGAGGAAGAATTACAAGATGACACAAGACCAGACACAGAAGAAGAATATGAGTATTGATGACATAACCAAAGAGCAATGGGATACTCTCAGAGCTAAAGAAATAGGCAGAGACTCTAAGTTTCAAGTTCAGTGGCTTGATGAAGAAGAAGAAGACGTACCAAATGAGCATCCTGTTTTTGGTAATCCTGTGGACATGGTTGAGTCTCCACCACACTATAACAATGGCAGTATAGAGTGTATAGAAGCTATAGAAGCTATGTTATCTAAGGACGAATACATTGGCTATCTCCGTGGAAATGCGTTAAAATATATGTGGCGGTTTAGATACAAAAGTAAACCCTTTGAAGACCTACGCAAAGCACGTTGGTACGAAGAAAGATTAATGAAGTTTTTGTTGGACAATCAAGATGCAGTATAAGACAGGCACCCAAGACTACCTTGGGATTACTATAGACTACGAAAGAGAAGCAGAGCTAAACGACTTCTCACTGAATACTCTGAAGGACAGGTACTTCTGGGAAGACGAGACACACGCACAGGAAGCCTTTGCTCGTGCATCGGTGTACAGTGCTACCTACCGTGGCGTCACTGACTTTGACCTAGCACAGCGCCTATACGACTACGCCAGTAAAAGCTGGTTTATGTTCAGCACACCCCTATTAAGTAACGGAGGAACTACTCGTGGTTTACCTATTAGCTGCTTTCTTAATTTTGTGCCTGATTCCAGAGGTGGTCTATCGTCTCACTATGATGAAAATATTTGGCTTACTTCCAGCGGAGGTGGGCTTGGTGGTTATTGGGGCGATGTTCGCAGTAACGGTGTATCTACTGCTAATGGGAGTCAATCAACTGGGAGTATTCCCTTTATGCACGTAGTTGATAGTCAAATGCTGGCTTTCAATCAAGGAGTGACAAGGAGAGGTGCTTATGCGGCGTATATGGACATCAATCATCCAGAGATTGAAGAATTTATTGCAATGCGAAAGACTACTGGTGGTGATCTCAATCGTAAGTGCCTTAACTTGCATAACGGTATCGTTTTATCTGATGAGTACCTATATGCGGTAGAGCATGACTTACCTTGGCGTCTAATTGACCCTAAGTCTAAACAGGCAGTCAAAACTATCTCAGCTAGGGATTTATGGTGGCAGCTAGTACACACTAGAGCAGAGACAGGTGAGCCGTACATTGTCAATACAGACCGCTGTAATGAGTACCTACCACAACAACAGAAGGACTTAGGACTTACTGTGCGACAGAGTAACTTATGCTCTGAGATTACATTGCCTACAAGTGAGGAACGTACAGCAGTTTGCTGCTTGTCTAGTGTTAATTTAGAATACTTTGATGAGTGGAAAGAAGAAGAAAACTTTATATCAGACCTAGTTACCATGTTAGACAACACACTGGAGCATTTCATTGGCAATGCAGTAGACGAGTATCCACACAAGCCTGTGGACACACTAGAGGAGTTTATGGGGTATGTGGGACAAGATAAAACAGGGTTTGCAAAAGCCGCTTACAGTGCATATAGAGAACGTGCGATTGGCCTTGGTGCAATGGGCTTTCATAGTTATCTTCAACGTAATGGACTCTCTTTCGAGGGAATGTACGCTGCCAGTTTTAACAACAGAGCCTTTAAGCACATCAAGGAAAGAGCTACAGAAGCTAGTCGTAGCTTGGCTGGATCTAGGGGTGAAGCTCCTGATATGGCTGGCAGTGGTCTTCGTAACTCACATCTACTTGCTATTGCTCCTAACGCCAGCAGCAGTATTATATGCGGTGGAACTAGTCCTAGTATTGAGCCAACGAGGGCTAACATATTTACGCACAAGACTTTGAGTGGCAGCTATCGTGTAAAGAACAAGTACCTAGAACAGTTACTTGAAAGCAAGGGTATAAACAATGAGAAAACATGGAAAGATATTTCTGCTGCTCAAGGGTCTGTTGAAGGGCTTACGGCGCTATCTGAAGAAGAAAAGAACACCTTTAAGACCGCACCTGAGATCAATCAGATATGGGTCATAGAACACGCCTACCAGCGTCAGCCCTATGTGTGTCAGTCTCAGTCAGTTAATACCTTCTTTGAGCCACCACCTTCCAATGCACCACAGGAGACACATGATGAATACCTAGAGTACGTCAACAACGTACATTGGGTCGGTGCTAATCTACTTAAATCTATGTATTACTATAGGACAACCGCCGCAAGAAATGCGGAGAATGTCAACGTAAAGATACCAAGGATTAATTTAGAAGACGGGGAGTGCCTAAGTTGTGAAGGGTAATGAAGTAGATAATTTCTATAAGGAGTTAGCGGATATGTCTTGGAATTATAGAGTAATAGAAACGCATTCCGGCTACGAGATACGCGAGGTGTACTACCGTAAAGGTGAGCCTGAAGCAACGACACAGGGGACTGCTGGGTGTTGGGGACAAAGTTTAGAGGAGCTTAAACAGGACTTGAAGCTAATTGCTGAAGCCTTAAATAAACCAGTTTTGAAGGAGGAGATTTTTGATGAGTAAGGACAAACATCCCATATACGACTGCTTGTATTATATATGGGAAGAAAACTTACTGACTTCCTATGAAGATTGGATTAAATACTATAAGGAACTAGAACATGAGCAACAGACTGTACAGCGCACTACGGGCCAGATACAAAGCACAGATAATTGAAGCTGAAGCTGACGCACTAAACTTCTTTGAGAACCCTGTAGCTGTCGCTGAGCATCCACACATGGTTGACACTATGGACATACTGATAACTAAGCTGTCGGAAGCTGAAGACAAACTAGAGACACTAGAACTTAACTTTGGAGAACACTACGCATGATAGGACTTGAAAGAGGTGAAGATGTATTTCAAGAAGCAGAAAAACTAATGAACAGACATAAAACCTATATGGGAAAGGATATAGAAGATATTATACCTTTGCTTGCTCTTTTAGTTTCTGCCGTAAATGACTTAACTGGAGAGATTATTGATTGGAAACAATACATAGAACTAAAAGAGGAACAAAATAAATGAGCCTATTAGATACTAGAGATTACTACAAACCGTTTGACCATCCTTGGATGTTCGATTACTACTCACAGCAGAATCAGATGCACTGGTTCCCTGAAGACGTACCGCTGCACAATGACGTTAAAGACTGGCAGAACATGACTGAGCAGGAGAAAAACCTACTGACTCAGATATTCCGATTGTTTACACAGTCCGACGTAGACGTAGGCTCTGGGTACGTAGACAGGTACATGAGGATATTTAAGAAGCCTGAAGCACGTATGATGATGTCTAGCTTTGCTAACATGGAAAGTATACACCAACACGCCTATAGTCTTCTATTGGACACCGTAGGAATGCCGGAGGTGGAGTATAAGGCGTTTGCAGAGTACGAAGCTATGGCTGACAAGCATGAGTACATAGACGCTGTACGTGTCGCTAAGGGCGATAAACAGTCCATTGCTAAGGCGTTGGCTATCTACTCTGGATTCACTGAGGGTCTACAGTTATTCTCCAGCTTTATCATCCTGCTTAACTTCCCTCGGTTTGGTAAGATGAAAGGCATGGGACAGATTATTACGTACAGCATACGTGATGAGTCACTGCACGTTGAAGCAATGACTAAGCTGTTCAGGGAGTTTATTCAGGAGAACATTGACATCTGGACTGATGACTTTAAGAAGGAGATTTATGAAGCCTGTAGGACTATGGTGGAACTAGAGGATAGATTCCTAGACCTAGTGTTTGAGCAGGGTGACATAGAAGGACTGACCAAGAAGGAGATGCAGAAGTACATCAGGTACATTGCAGACCGTAGGTTGCTACAGTTAGGTCTAAAGCCCAACTACAACGTCAAAGACAACCCTCTGGGCTGGTTAGACGAGGTACTGGGAGTAGAACACCAGAACTTCTTTGAAGGCCGTGCAACGGCTTATATGAAGGCTGGGCTGCGGGGTAACATGCAGAAGGTTAAGTTTGCTAATGTAGCTTAAGGGAACTGGGGGCTTAACGGCCCCCTTGTTTTCTATAGCCCCGTCAGCATTCCTGTCACTGCTCTTGCGCCAGCTAAAGGGGCTGTTCCT